CTATCTCTGGATGAGCAGCGAGGCTCTGCCTTCCTGGTTCTTCAGGGTGTCGGCAGCGTCCACGCGACGGCGCATGACCGACCTACCGGCCACTGGCGCTTGGCTGGGCATGTCGTAGACGTTGCCGTTGTAAGCACCCATGGCGTTCGACTGGGCGATGAGCTGGTCGCTCATCTTCTTGGCATAGGCCGCAGCAGCGGGGGTCGGAGTGTACACACCACGGTCACCCTTCGGGCCGAGGCCGGTGGGGTTCTCGGTGCTGGTGGCAGGCAGCGCCATGCTCGGGAACTGGAACTTCATGTTCCCAAACTGGACGCTGTAGGTCGGGGCCGCTTGCGGCTGGGGAGCAGCGGGCGGCGTCGTGGGAGAAGGCGGGGGCGCAGGCGGCGCGAAGCGCTGGGCTTGGTTGAAGGCCTGCGTCGGGGAGATCGCCAGCCTCGACAGGACCTGCGCCTGATACGGGGTCTGCGTAGCTTGCGAGCCAAGCGCCATGGCGGGTTAGACCAGGGCGTTGATCTTCGCGAGGATGAAGTCGACGAACTCCGCAGAGGCGAGGTCAGGCGCGCAGCGCTTGGTCGCGCTGCCAGCGGTGAACTCGAAGGAGCCGTCGCTGTACTTCGTCATCGTCGCGGAGGCCGTCGAGGCGCCCTTCTTGATCGTCGAGACGGAGAGAACGGAAGTGAAGCCGATGTCGGCCATGTCAGTTGATTCCTTGCAAGGGGATTAGCGCCATTGGGTCATCCACGTCTTCTCGGGCTGGCGCGACTGCCCGGTGGCGTGTTCCATGAACCGGGCCAACTCCTTGTCGAGGGCCTCGGCCTTGTTCTGCTTGATGCGTCGGTCAATGTCGATGTTCATGACCTCGACCCAGTGACCCACCGCGAGGGCCACGGCATCGAGCCTGTCGTCTCGCGACAGGGAGCCTTTGTCCTTCGTGATGCGGGTCATCTGGTAGAAGAGTTGGTAGACGAGCGCCTCCTCCTCGGGGAGGTCCTTGACGCTCTCGTAGTCCCGCTGGATCACCTTACGGTCCACGATCAGCCGGTGCTGGTTGATGACCGGCTCTAGCGTGTCGATGATCCTGCGCTCCTTCTGGGAGTTGCTCCGCTCGGCGTCCTCGACCGTGCAGGGGTAGACCCTACCGAGGACGGGCTGGAGGAGGCGATTGAACATGCCGTCACCGAAGTTCGGCTCGACGATGATCTTGTTCGCCTTGTGCCGCTTGGCGATCTCTGCCAGCCCCATGAGGGTGCTGTCTTCGTAGCCGTTGCGGAAGCCCCCGCAGGCCACCAGGAAGAGCTGCGAGTTGAGCAGCTTCACCACGGCATAGCCCGTCTCATCCTTCCCTCGACCGCTGGGGTCGATGGCCATGATGGTCCCCTCGTAGGGGCGCAGGCGGGGCTGCCCGAGGTGGTCCGTGGCGTAGCCCATGGGGCGGTGCCAGCGGTCGCCACTGAAGGCCACGTTGTGGAGATCGTTCAGGACGTTCGGGGCGTCGCTCGCCCACAGGACCTTCTCCGGTCCCATGTCGGGGTCCACGTCCATGACGACGAGGTCGCTGATCTTGAGCGGGTAGCGGTTCGCGTCCGACAGGCGGGTGTCCAGCATGAACTGGAGGGCGAACCCGGAGCGCCCGTAGGAGGACTCGCGTTCGATCAGGTCCACCTCGGAGAACCTCATGGGGTCCGTCGAGCGGCCACCTAGGTCCTCCTTCGAGGCCTCTTCGATCAGTCTAGGTGCCAAGCGGTCGCCATAGAGGCCGACCTGCTTCTGGCTGGGATACCTGGCTGGCCAGATGCGGATGCTGTAGCCGCGCTGCGGGAGCCGGTTGTAGAGGCTCTCCTCGGTCTGCGGCGTGCCCAGGAAGACGATCTTGGTCTCGTCGCCGGGCTTCAGGATGGCGTCGAACTCCTTCACCGCCTCGGAGAGCTTCTCGCGCATGGTCTGCGTCCCGGCCGTGTTAGGGACCTCGACGTCGTCGGCCACGATCACGTTAGCGCGTGACCCGGCGAGCTGCCCGAAGATGCCGACCGACTTGACCGAGGGGTTGTGGTCAGGCTCGGCCGGGGAGACGTCGAAGGCGATCTTGGACTCCCGCTGGTCGGGTGTCGGGGCGAGGTGCGCCAGGATCGGCATGGTGCGGATCAGGCGCAGGGTGAAGGTGGTGAAGTTGTCGGAGCGATCCTTCGAGGCTGAGACCACCAGGAAGTTAAGCTGCGGGTCCAGCAGGAGGCTCCAGCACACATAGGCGCTGGTGATCCACGACTTGCCGACGCCACGGAAGGCCTCGATCACGGATCGCTTCGGACCAAACTGGAGGAAGTCAGCGATCTCCAGTTGGACCTTGGTCGGCTCGGGGAGGTTCAGGTGGCGCCACGCGAGGCGCAGGAAGTTACGAAAGAGCCGAAGCTCCTTGGGGAGGTCCTCGGAGGGGGTCAAATCGCCTCACTTATGGGGGGTAGGAATCGCGATACGGGAGTCCCGGCCACATGGGTAGCCGAAACCCCCTCAATCGCTTGTACGGACTCCGCAGGTGCCCTAGCGTCGATTTCGTGCAAAACCGCACGTAACTCTAGGTAACCAGGGTCAGAGCAGCCCGGCCGGCGCCCGCCGCGCGTAGTTCAGGATGGGAAGACGCGGACGCATGTTACCCCCAGGCCGAGAAGCCGGCCGGCACCGCGTTGACGAAGGGGCCTTTGAAGTTCCCGGTCATCGCCTGACCGCTTGCCCCGTTCGACAACGTTACGACGGCGTACTTCGGCCCGGACAGCGAGGCGAGCGAGAAGCCGCCAGTGTTCGTAGCGGGGTCGCTCGTCGTGTTGTTCCACTTGCCGGGGTTGTTCGACGTGGCAATCCAGAGCTTGTTGTTGCCGAGGTCGATGGCGACCATGAGTGTCTGGCCGGCATTCCAACCGTCGAGGCCTTGATTGACAGCGTTCAGGAACATCCCGCCGTTGAGGACGTAGGCGATGAAGCCGCCGGTCCCGTTCGCCCCCAAACTGGCGAAGGACGACCCGGCCAGTGCGATGCCGGCGCCTGTATCTGCGTAGGTGCCCGAGCCGTTCCAGAGCGCCTCGAAGACCCACTTGCCAGAGGTTTTGGACGTTGTGCTGCGGGTGCCTTGGTCACCACCGGAGCCGCTGGGGAAATTCGCAGTCAGGTTCCCGTTTGAGAGGGTGAGACCGGAGGTCTTGTCAGCGGGGTTCCAAGTCGTTGCTGCCGCGACCAGCCGGCGGCGCACCATAATGGGCAGGCGCGGGCGCATGATTACCTCGCCGGGACGGGGTTGAGCTGGACCGAGACCGAGGAGGTGGACGTGAAGGTGGCAGCGCCGCGAGCGATCAACACCGCGTAGAGCGACTTGCCGCCAGTGACATAGACCGGCATGGCGAGGTTGCCCACGAAGCCGATGCCGTCTGCCGTCCACGACGTCACTTGGGCAAGGCCGATGACCTTCGGCAGGTCAGCCGCAGCGATCACCGCAGCCGCCTTGTCGGTCAGCGTCGAACCGCTCGGGTTGTCGTTGAAGAGCACGATGTCGATGGCAAGGTTCTGCTTGTCCTTGTCGGTCAGCACGATGCTCTGGATGAGAGCCTTGATGTCACTGACGTTGGCGCCGTCCGTGACCTGGAACTTGGCGCCCACGCAGTTGCCGGTGACGTAAGCAGCGGCCTGAATTACGGGCACCCAGGCGAGCGGGGTCGCCTCGTTCCCGAGGATGAATGGTTGAGCCATTTAGATGGGTCCTTAGTTGTAGGAGGCGGCGACCTCGTCGGGGTCGTCCATGTTGAGTTCTGCGATCAGCCCAGCGACCTTCTTGCGGTCCTTGGGGTTCTGCATGTTCGCGGCCACGCCCTGGTCCTTGAGGAACTGGCGGATCACGTTGAGGTCCGCTGCGGTGACCTCGCCGTCACCACCAAGCTTCTGCTTCATGGTATCGACGAGGGCGTCCCACAGGGCTTCGAGTTGGTTCTCGTTTCTCTTAGCCATGCTATTTCAGGTGCGGGGCGATGAGATGGTAGGCGGCTGAGACGATGGCGCTGAGTGTTGCGCCCGCGCCAAGCAGCCAAGCCTTGTTCTTCTCTAGCTTCGCGACCCGTTCCTCGACCTTCTCATCGTCGTTGATGTGCTTGGTCAAAGCGGCCAGGGTCGCGTCGAGCTTGCCTTCCATCTGGCCGATGCGAAGGTAGACGTCATTGAGTGTCACTGATTGTTCAGCCATAACGGCTACCTTTACATGATCACGAAGAGGACGGGATTGGCCGCGCCACCCTCGTAGGGGAGCGGGCCGCTGAAGTCGATCTCCAGCCAGCAGCCGTATACCGTGCTCGTCGAGCTGCCGGTGTCGGTGCGGTAGACGCCAACCTGGGAGCCGTTTAGGTCGTGGATCGAGGGGATCGACGGCCAGATGTAGGAGGCTCGGTAGTTGAGACCGCTGCCGATTCCGAGGTTGATGGGCGTGCTGTACTCAGTTCCGCCAACAATGTGCATGCCACTCATGCTGTTGCCGGAAGCGTTGTCGTTCCCAAACACCGTAGTCTGCACGGCGTTGATCGTGACCGGAGCCGACAGGGGCCAGATGTTGTTGTGGTACGACGTTTGCTTTGTGGGTGCCCCAGTCGCCCTGGCATAAAGCGAGAAGTTGACTGGCGTGTTGTCCCACACATCGCTGATGTTTAGGCCACCACCACCGTTCTTCGTGAAGCCGTCATATGTCGGCGGGTTCTGGATGGGGTAGATCAGGACGACCCGACCGTCACCGAGGTAGTTGGTTACGCCGTCCTTGATGCGGATGTCGTCCCAGCTATAGCTGACGGTGTTCCCGTTCCAGTCGGTCGCTTTGCCGAAGACGTACTGAGTGTTCCCGATGGTGTCGGTGTAGGTGAACTCATCTGCGCCTGGGTTAGAACCGTGCGGGTATACCCGGAACTTCCAGGCAGTCGTGGTCATGAAAACCTCGGCGATGTACCAAGCGCCAGTCGAGATAACAGTGGTCCCTGTCCTCTGGAGCGTAGGTGTCGGAAAGCCGCTCCAGGCGCTCAGGATTCCGGTGTTGTCAATCCTGATTTGAGAACCCTGCCAATGCATTATCTCCTCTGTGCCAGAGGCCGGGCGGGTATTGACGCGAAAGGCAACTCGACACGCCGATCCCGTTGAATTGGTGAAGGTTATCGGAACATCTGCAACACCAGGAGCAATGTACCCCCGGCCCGTCCCGGTCGGATTAGTCAGGCCGCAGAAGTTGCCCGTGCGGGGTGACGACAGGCTGATCGAGGCAGTGAGGAAGACCGCGTCGTTCTTTAGTGACCCCGTCTCGAAGCCGTTGAAGTACTCCGTCATGGGCTACTGCCTGATCCCCTTCAACACCGCGAATATGCCCGCCAGCGTTGCATCCGCGCTCGCGGGGGCCACGATGGTCAGGGTGTCGGAGGTCGTGAAGGTGACGTCAGAGGAGAAGGTGAAGGTTGCCGTCGTGGCCGCACCAGCGATGTTGATGCTGCCCACGTCGGAGCCGTTCTTCTTGATCTTGATGGTGGCGCTGCTGGTGGGCGCAACCACGCATCCCGCGCGAGAGCCGGTGAGGCTCGCCTTAAGGACGAACTGCCTGACCGGCGCGTGCCGCACGATGACTTGGCCGGCGCCGTATTTCCCGGCGTCGTCGGTCGAGACGCAGATGTCGTAGGGAGCGTCCTCGTTCGCCCACTTCAACGCCCCATTCATGCGGAGCATCTGGTACTGAGCGCCGCCGCTGATGGCCACGTCGTTGAGGTTCGTGATCGAGGCGCCGCCCGTGATGCCGGTGATGATGGCGCTATCGACGTAGCTCTTCGTCGCGGCGTCCGCAGATGCAACGGGGGTGCCTACGTTCTTGATGCGGTGCCCCTGCGCGTCCCAGTTGAAGTCACCGGGGTCCAGCCCCAGTGCCCCGCCACCGATGGTGACGGCATCGTTCGCCGCGTCCAGCGCCTCCTCGGCGACGTACATCGCCTGGAGGAGGACGCGGTTGAGGTCCTGGTCGTTCAGGGTAGACCCGCCCACGAAGTCCGTGAGCGGGGTTGTCGGGGTCATGCGCTGGCGCTTGACGGTCACGCCGTTGCCAGGAGCAGGAGACAGACGGATCAACCCGTCGTTGATCCAGGTGAATGCCGTGTCCACACCGCCCACGAAGACGTGGACGTGGGCACGGGCGATGAACGGGAAGGTGACGGTGAAGTCCGTCGTCGTCCCGTTGCCGAGGGAGGAGACGTAGCTCTTAGCCATTGAGTGCCTGGATTACTTGGGGTTAAGGAGTTGCTCGACTGCCTGGAGATCGCCGCGTCGAGTGTTGGCAGCGTTCTTCTGGTCGAGGACGATCTGCTGGCGAAGCTCGGGGAACTCCGATCCAAGCTTGTTCTTGGCCATCTGTCGGTACACTCCGACGATGTGCTGAACCATCTTGTACTGGTAGGAGTCCTTGTCGTAGGTCGTCCCAGTGCCTGGGGCGGCGTGCGACTTGTACTCGGCCGAGTTCATCGCCTGCGCGAGACGGTCGTGCATCGTCTGGCCACCGACCTTGACAGTGCCGTGCAGTTCGAGGAACCGCTGGTACTGCTGCGGGGTCAGCTTGACGTTGCCGATGGTGTTCGACGGGGGCCGCTCGTTGTAGCCGATGCGGACCAACTCGTTGAGCACCTTGTCGTTGCTCTGCGTGGCTTCCGTGAAGGGCGACAGCTCGGCCGGTGCCAAGAACCCTTCCGGGGTCTTGACGGGCTGGCCGGTGAGCCACGAAGTCTTCTTCGGGAGCGACTGCGACATGCCGGGGATTTTGTTCTTGATCGCGTCCATGACGCCGTTGATCTCCCGCATGTACGGGTCTCCGGCACCGAGAAGGTTCGCGCCCTGCTTCAGCCCGGTGGGGACGAAGCCAGCGGAGAACTGCTCGATGAAGTGCTGCGCCTTGCCGACGTTCGTGTCCTTCGTGGTCAGCGCGTCGAGGAGGTTCGTGACGTTCACGAGGAAGGACTGGTTCGTCCAGTTCTTCGACATGGCGTACATCGCGCCACCGATCAGGCCCTCGATCTGCGCGTCCCAGGTGCTGTTCTTCGGCGCCTGCGCGGACAACTCAAGAAGGTCCGTCAGTGTGCCCAGCACGTTGGACAGAGGGGCCATGCGCTCGTAGCTGACGAAGGAGTGTCGGCCGGTGAGCGGGTCGGTCACGCGGAGCGAGTACGGCTGCCACACCGGGTCGCCGTTCGCGTCCACTTGCCGGGCCATGATGTCGCGCTGACCCTGGTCCGCTGGACCGGAGCCAGTGATCCATCCGTTCGACCACAGGTAGGTGGTGGCGAGACCGACGAGGCCGCTGGTGGCGAGCTTGCCGCGAGCGGTCACTGCCCTCTCACCGCCAGCCATCAGGTCCTCTCGGAGCTGCTTCTGGGCGAGATTGATGAGCGGGGTGCGCGCCCACGCCTGCCTGAAGATGTTAACGGGCGTCTTCACGAAGGGCAGGATCAGGCGAGCCAGCGGGTGCTTCGAGGTGAAGCTCAGGACAGAGCTACCGAAGGTGTTCGGCAGGAGAGGCTGCTGGAAGGTGCTCTCTCGGCCGTACTGCAAGGCGCGGGCAACGGCCGGGTTCTCCTTGGCCTTGCCAGCGGAGGCGGCGTCGGCGAGCTTCTCGACCGAGTTCTCGACGGCCTGGACGCGAGCCGCGCCAGTGAGGCCGTTCGCGGTGGCCTCCTTGTAGGCCTGCATCCGGGCGTAGGCGCGGAAGTTGGCCTGCCTGAAGAACTCGTCCTCGGCCGCGATGAGCCTGCTCGGCAGGTGCATGAGCGAGTTGGCACCGTTCACCATGAAGGCGAACGGATCGGTCTTCGCCAACTGCTGCGGGGTTACGCTCCCCGCCTCGGCCTTGGTGACGTGAGGGTCGATGATCGACTCGCCCTTGGCGAACGCCCTGGCGGCGAGCTTCAGGGACTCGACAGCGTGGGCACCGAGACCGTACAGGAGGCTTGCGCCACCCTGGACGTCGCCACCCATCATGCGCTCGATGGGCACCCACAGGGAGTTGGCCGTGTTCGAGGCGATGTTGACGATGTGCGTCTTCGGCCCAGAGAGCAGCGAGTTGACGTACCAGCTTTGCGTGATGTCGCGCGTCTTCTGCCAGAAGCCCGGCTGCACCATCTTCAGCATGGCCTTCGGGTCACCGCCGACAGTCTTGAGGCGCTGCGCCAGCTTGCGGACAGCAGCGCTGTCGCCTGCATTGGCGAGCGCATCGGCCAACTGCGCGGTGTTCATCAGCTCCGGGCTGAGAGCATCGCTGGTGGCGATCCGGCCGGCTGCCGTGAGGCGAGCGCCGGTCGTCTGGATTGCCTTGATGTTGGACTGCAACTCGCCGGCCTGGGCGACCATGCGGAGCAGCTTCACCTCGTCGTCCTTCGACACCGAGACGTAGCGGCCGGCGTCGAGGTCGATCTTCGCGGAGAGGTCTCCGATGTCGCGGGACAGCGACTGGAGGAGTTGCTTCCCGGCGATCATCTGCGCGACCGAGGACTCGATGGTCTTCGCATGTCCGCGCGTGGCCACGATCAGGTGATCGCCGCCCATACCCACCACGTCGCCCAGTTCCTTGGCAGCGTCCTGCTGCATCTGGTCGAAGGTGTAGGTGCCGGTCTTGACGAGCTTCGCGAGGTGCGGCTCGTAGGCTTCCGCGAGAGTGCCGATGGCGTTCTTCGCGGCGTCAGGCCCGATCATCTTCTCGGAGTTGAACCACTTGGTGTCCGCGCCAAGCTCCGCGCCCCAGGTCGCACCGGAGCGGTCGATGGCCTCCTTAGCGGCCTTGGGGTCCACTGCGGGGCGCCCCGCGTCCACCGAAGGTTTCGCTGCGGGGGCTGGGGCGGGTGCCGCCTCGGGTGCCGTTGCAGGAGCCTCGGGGACCGCTGCGGTAGCCGTCTCGGGGACCGGCTTGGGGGCCGGCTCCGCTGGCTTCTGGAGCACAGTGTTGGCCTGCTCCTGCGCCTGCTCCATCTCCTTGGCAGCGGCGTTCATGTCGCCGGCTGCCGCCGCCTTGCGGGCAGCGCGGACGCCACGGACGACGGCGAAGAGGCCCTCGGTGAGTCCGCCGAGGCCGAGGCCTTCAAGCGCATTCTTGAAGCGGCCCTCCGCGTTGCCATCCTCGGGCTTGGAAGCCAGGTACTCGGTGACCGGGTTCTGCAACCCAGGCACGGACTGCACGAGGTTCGACAGGCGATCCTGGTGCGGGTCGAACCCAAGGAAGTCGGCGAGACCTCCCTGCACCATCGCCATGCCGGTCTTGGCAGCCCTGCCACCTTCGGCGAGCGCCTTGATGGGGGCGAGCAGCTTGCCGGCGCCGACGAACGAAGTCACGAAGTCGGAGACCGACCGAGTGATCCTACCGGCCGTGGTCGTGGAATCGCCGATGACGTGGAAGCCGGGGTTCTGCCCGCGCGCCCTCGCCTCTGCTCCGGTCTCCAGACCAATGATGCCGTTCGGCGCGCTGCTCCCGAATGAGAGCACCGTGGGGATGCCGGCGGCGTCGGTGAGGTCGGTGAGGAAGTTGCCGGTGTTGTTGATGGAGTCCTGAATGCCACCTGGGATCGACTTCAGGATGTCCCCGATGGTCGAGGCGTGGGTGGCATCGACGTTCACCGCGCCCGTGTTGTGGTCAACACTGGTGTTGATCTTCGGGCGGACGCCAGGGAGCTGCTCCGTGGACGCTGGGGCGGGAGCGGCAGCGGGAGGCTGGGCGGCCGCCTGAATGTACTTCAAGGACTCGTTGGCCCCGAAGTGTGCGTCGAACTTCGGCGCGAGGTCGGGGTGCGCCTGGAGGTACTGAATGTCAGCGGCCGATGGAGATGCCATGGATTACCTTATTGCGCCCAATCTGGAGCTGCGTTGGTGGATTGCGCCCAATCTGGAGCGGCTGGGGCTGGGGTGTTGTTGGCGGGAGCGGGAGCGTTGAACTGATTCATGGTGCTCTCGTCGACCGCTTGGTACGAGCGCATCAGCCCGTCCATATCCTTGATCATGAACTGGCGTAGCGCCTCGGCGTCGTAGCCGCCATTCTTCGGATCGCGATGCTTCGACAGCCAGAAGCCAACGTCGTCGTGGAGCGCCTGCTCGAACTTCGCCGCCCTGAATTGCTTCTCGGGGGTGAAGTCGAGGGTGTTGCCCGTGATGGCCGAGACGTAGGGCGACTTGAGTTGCTTGAACCAATCCTGCTGGAACACGTCCTTGTTCCGCGAGAGGTCGTTCGCAAAGCGGTTGAAGTCCTTCACGGAGGTATCCGAGATGTCGCCCATGGCCGCGTGCTGCGCGATGATGCTCGAAGCGTCGTCTGGGCTGTCGCGCAACTGGTCGTAGATGTGCGCGATCATCGAAGGGTTCTCACGAACCTTGTTCTCGGCATCGAGTCGGGTCTCGCGGAATGCCAGCATCGCAGAGGCGATGTTTGGCTCGCCGAGGTTGGCGACCGCCTGGGCCTGCGACGTGATGTCGACGTGCGGGTCAGCGATGATCTGGGCGAACAGGACACCTTCGGCGTGCTTCAGAGCCGCAGCCTGCGCCTTCTCGGCGAGCCGCTGCTGGCGCTCTTCGTAGGCCATCTGAGTGCGAACGATCTGGTCGTGCGCCTGGGCGACCTGCTCGCGGGCGTAGAGCGTGCGGCCTAGCATGCCGCCGTTGCCCGTGCTGATCGCGTCGATGGCGTGCAGCGCGTCGAGGCTGTTGTTCTGGAGCGCGTAGTTCACGATGGAGTTGACGGCGAGCTTGTTGGCCTTCTTGCCGTCGAGGCCGCTGGCGACGTAGTGCGACAGGAGCGAACTGATCTGCCCTCCGACAGCCTTGGGGTCGGCGTGAGCGGCCTGCCCGGTGTCGATGATGCGGGCGACCTCCTGCTCGGCCGTGTCGACGAAGCCTTGCTCGATGGTGTGCGCCCGGTCCTGCGCGTACTGCGCGTGAAGGGCGGACTGTATCTGGTTCGTCTGCGGGATCAGGACTGACGCGATGGCCTTGTCGTCGTAGCCCTGCGTGTTCTGAATGAAGTTGTTGATGCCGTCAGCGACGAACTTCTTGAAGACCTCGGGGTCGGTGTTGGCCCCGATGTTCTGGTCGTGGTAGGCCTGGACGAGTTGGTCTTGGAGATCGAAGCCCTTCTGGCGAAGGTCCATCTCCTGGTAGGCCTGCTCGAAGGCGGGAGAGGCGCCGGCCGGGATTGCTCCCGAGGCGACGGCGTCCTTCCATGCCTTCTTGTTCTTGAAGTACGCGGCAGCGCCGGCTGCGCGGTCCTGCTCCATCTTGGCCCGGTCTCCCTCCATCCCGACGTGGCGGGCAACGAGAGCGGACTGCGGGGAGATTTGCGACAGCACCTGGGCCAGTTGCGTAAGCCCTGGACTGGGCTGCACTGGCGGAGGCTGGACGAAGGTGTTGACTGGTTGCGCGGCAGGCTGGAGGGCCGGTTCCCCGACCCCCAGGCTGTCTACTTGAACTCGCTGTCCCATGGTTACCAATCCGTGATGCCGGGGATGGACACGCGGCCAGGGTTCTGCGGGTCAGCGTGCGCTACGCTCATGAGGCTGTCGCCAGCGGCGCCAGCGATACCGAGAGCGAGCTGACCGAAGCCAGGACGCTTCGCAACAGGAAGCCCGTTGATGGTGTTGTCGCGCTGCGCGAGGTAGCCCTTCTGGCGGGCAGTGTTGGCCTGCTGAGTGAACTGAAGGTTCCGCTCAGTGGCCTGATTAACGCGGCCTGCTTGACGATAGAGGTCACCCATGAGGGCATCGACGGAGAGACCGGAGACGCCTGCTTCGCCAGCGGCGACACGCGCCGTGGCCAGCCTCTGGGCCAACTGAGTGTTGGTGGCGAAGACCCTCTGGGCCGTCGCCTCCTGCTCCTGCCCCTGCCGAATGGCCTCTTGGGTGGACTGGTCGATGAACTGCCGGTTGGCCGCTTCAGTGGCCGTCTGGTTGTAGGCCTCCTGCTGCGCGGCGGCACTCTGCGCGGCGCTGTAGTTGGCAACCTGCCCGATGGCCCCGAGGGCGAGCGAGCCGAAGGTTAGGGCTGCGGCTGGGATGCACATTTGTTGTTGGCCTTGATGAAGTGATGGAAGGGTCGGGATTCCGGCCCTGCGATGATCGTGCCGGCGTACTTGAAGCCGCTCCAGCGGAGCCACTTGTGGTGCAGCGTGTTGCGCGCGTCGGACCAGCACCAGAGGCGCTTGTAGGGGAGCGCTTCGGTTTCTCCGCGACATTTGCGGAGGAAGACGCGCTTATTCTCCGCAAGCTTGTCGGAGGCCACCATCCAGACGATGGCGCCGTTCTCGACGGGGTCCTTCGTGGCCCCGTAGATGCCCACCACTTCATCGTCGATGACGATGACGCGGCAGACGTCGCTGGCGTGGAAGCCCTCGGTGAGGGCCTCCAGCGGGGCTTGCCAGAGGCCGCTGCGATCTCGGCGTAGTCGGCTGCTCGCAGGCGCGGGGCCAGCGTGGCGACGTCCGCTAGGGACGCCGCTCGCGTGTAACCGTTCATTAGACCCTCTGGTTGCGGGTGGAGAAGAAACACTCGACGTCGGCGCTGATCACATGGAACGGCAGGAAGGTGTCGTTCTTGATCGTGATCTCGACGTTCTCGTTGAGCGCGAGGATGGGGAACTTCTTCTTGCCGCTCACCAGGGAGACCTCACCGATGATGTCGGTGTCGGCCGAGGTGATCCGACCAGTGAAGTTGTAGACGTTCGGGTTCGCCTTGTTCCACCGATGGGTCACCACCAGGGAGAGGTAGCCGGTCGTGTCGAAGAGGAGCGTGATGTTGCGGACGTCTAGGCGACAGTCCGTCACGACCTCGCGACCGCCGCCAGGAGCCTGCTCCCTGAGAACGATGGTGGAGAGCTTGGCCTGAGAGCTGTAGCGCTCACCCGCGTACACGGGCTTGCCGGCGTAGTTGCCACGGACCACGATGGTCGAGCCACTGGCCGAGATGATCTGCGGGATGACGCCCATGATGGGGGCGCCATAGCGGGTCACGACCTGCATGTCAGAGCCTGCCCGGATCGGGTAGGGCAAAGTGAAGGTCGTCTGGTCAGTGCCGACGTCGTAGCTGGCGCTGGGGTCCTTCACGCGCCTGTCGAGGTGCGTCAGGTAGGGCGTGTAGGGGTCGTCGTTGAGGCCCGGCGAGATGTCGACGCTCTCCAGGTAGACGCCATCGGAGCGCTGTAGGAGGACCCAGAGCAGCGTGTCGATGAAGTCCACGTTGAGGATCGTGACGCCACCGAAGTCCCACTGGTGCCATGCGCCCTGGAGCTTCGTCTGCCCGTCCCAGAAGTAGTTGTAGACGTACAGGTGGGTCGGGTCGTTGTCGGCGGTGAGAACGATGATGTTCTCGTTGGTGGCCGCAGCGATCTTCGAGACGCCACTCGGGATGTACTTCGGGACGTGCGCGGTGATGTCGTCGGCGCTAGCGGTGTTCGTGAGGGCGTCGAGGTAGTACTCGCGAATGCCGGTGTAGGTGCCCTTCGTGACGGCGAAGAAGATGTCCTTACCGGACACGATAGGCTTTGCCTTGAGCGTGGTCTCGAACTCCGTGGAGACGTTGATCGAGACGGTCTTCGGCGACAGGATGTCCGTCCCCTTGAGGACGAACTGCGTCTGGTCGGAGAAGAGGACGAGCTTCTCGTTCCACGGCACTGCATGGCGCAGGATGGAGACCTTCGTGTGCGAGGCCGCGATGTCGATGGGGTCGCTGTCGAGGAAGGTCGTGACCGTGGAGGCGAAGAACGCGAAGAACTCCCCTGCCCTGCTCATCGAGACGGACTCGGCCGACAGGAAGCCCAGGCGGTTCTTGTAGTAGAAGACGTCGTTGATGGCTCGTCCGACGAACGACGGGAACGGAGAGGTCCTGTCGTCGCCGACCGTGCGGTCATCCCAGGTCTGCTCGCGGAAGGTGAAGGTGCCGTCGCCCTCGCGGACCAGCACATGCGGCATGGTCGCTTGGTTGAGTTGCGTCTTCACGCCAGGAGCGCAGGTCTCGACCCACACACCCGTATCGAAGGTGGCGCCAGCCGCCGCGTTGGTGCAGCGGAACTTGACGTAGAAGTCGTCGAAGGTGTTGCTCTGGTCGCCTGTGACGTGGACGACGTAGTCCTGCAAGGCCACCACGGGGAGCGCGGTGAACTGCTGCGTCTCCTGCTTCACGACCGTCAGCGCGTTCCCCGCCATGGAGTCCTGCACCTTGATGACGAAGTCAGCCCCGGAGTTCTGCTTGACCCAGAGCGTGGATTTCTCACGGACGACGGTCCAGCCAGCACCAAGGTTGGCCTGTAGCTGGGTCATCAGGTCTTGCGCGATGTCCGTGGTCTTCAGCGCACCGGACGAATAGGAGGTGTACGAGGCCTTGTTGGCGCCGTTGATGAAGACCTTGTAGTCGGTGTCGTAGGCTGCCTGCTTGACGCTGATGAGCGCTTGACCCGACGTAGACGGGGTCACTGCGGCACCCTGCGCGACGACCACGCTGGTGTTCACGATGAAGGTGTAGTCGGCAACGGTGATCGCGCGAAAGCGGTTGTGCGGATCAGCGTGATTCAGATAGGCGGTCCCGTTGGGGAAGTTCACCGTCTTCGCGTTGCCAGCGACGTCGAACACCTGGAGGTTGCCGTTGGTGATGACGACGATGTAGCGCTCGGTCGTGTCCCGGTTGATCGTGTGGATGTAGGCGGACGCGAGGGCGCCGTTGATGACCTTCGCGGAGTGAACGGTAGGGGCGCGCTTCTTCAGACCTTCGACGACGCTTGGGTAGCAGTTGGACATTGCTGCCATCTGCGAGGCCATGCGCAGCGCGGCAGGCTGCTGCGACACCCCGTTCACGAAGTTCGGGATGGAGGTCGAGATCAGGCCGCTCATGGTTGTCCGCTGCTCCAGCGAATGAGCGGGCGGGCCGCTTGGTAGTTGTTGAAGATGTTGTACTCGGCAGTGTCGCCGTCGAACTCCTGAAGATCCGCGAGGGCCTTCTCTTCGTCCGTCCGCGTAAACTTCTCCAGTTCAGCGGCGCCCACGGCGCGGTCCACATAGATGCGGGCAGCGCGGATGTAGATGTAACGACGCGCGGGCTGCGGGAGGTCGTCCCACGGCAGGTCGAGAACCACCGACGCCTTGACGTCCTGCGTGAAGGTGAAGCTGCGGTTCTTGCGGTCGTAGAGCCGCGTGCCGCGCTGCACGATGTCGATGTTCCAGTCCCTGTTGGCGTCCCGGTCGATTCGCAGGAGGTTCGGAGGGAGCGGGATGGTGTTGTCGATGGCGCGGACGAGCGGGTAGTCGTCCTCGGAGTTGAAGTGCCAGTCCATGCTCTGCACGTCTCGGCAGACTTCGTTCAGGATGTTCTGCGCCATCACCACATCGGCCGTTAGGGTGCCCACCTCGGTGTTGATGGGGGCCATGCCGATGCACGACAGCATGATGTTGAGGGCCTCCAGGTGGGAGGTCAGGGTCTCGGCCATGGGTGTCCTTGATAAAAAAAAGGAGGAGCCTGGACGTGTGTCCGAAGCTCCTCCTGGGGATTGGCTTAGATCAGCCGATTAGGCCGTCTTCAGCTCGACAGCGCACTCGGGGCGCAGGATGCCCATGCCCAGCGCGAACTTGGCAACCATCAGGGTGCCCTGGCGCTGAATCTGGTATTCCTTCTCGACCGCGAGGTCCATCAGCTTCACGCAGCCGATGGCCTCCGGGTAGAGGACCAGCGCGCGGCTGTTGCTGAAGTCACCGCTGTAGGTGTTGTTCTCGCCAGTGTTGGCCGAGATGTTGCTCTGCGGGAGGTTGTTCGACTTCACGACCTCGACGCCAGCCACGCGGAGGACCTTGCCGTCCGCGTACACGCCCGCTCCACCCCAGTCCTTGTTCAGGACCTTCGTGGACTGCGCGAGCAGGTAGTACTGCGCGGGGCGCAGCACGACATAGCGGCCATCGGCCGGGATGTCCTTCTCGTCGAGCTTCTGAGCAGCGGCGAACACGCCAGCCGCCAGAACCTCGGCGTCGGTGCCGTAGGCCGCGTTCGTCAGCGCGGAGCCGCCGTTGCCGCCAGTGATGGTGGCCGAGGCGCGAGCCGCGAGGTAGCCGACCTGGAGAGCGTTCCGGTCGAAGGTGTTGGCCAGAGCCTGACCAAGCTGGTGGCTGTAGTTGCCACGCACGTCGTAGTGGTTGACCGCCTCTTCCCAGTTCGAGATGAACACGTCGGAGACCAGCAGGCCGTCGATGCTGATGACCAGCTCGTTCGCCTTGATCTGGTTCGAGCCGAGGAGCTGCTTACCGGGGGTGTGGTAGGAGGCCGTCGCCGTGCCAGTCACGGGGAACTGGGCGGACTTGCCGCTGGAGATGCTGCGGGTGCGGATGCGGTCCTTCATGACCTGGATGCGGTCGAAGGCAGTCAGCACTTCACCGCTGAAGACCTTGAGGAACAGCGCGGTGTCATTGGAGTACGACCCGCCAGCCGCGTTGATCTGGCCAAGCCGTGAAGCCGTATAGTCGGTCATTGGAGTGATACCTGTGAGGAGTTGTGGGGGAGCGGTTGAGTTCTCTCCGCGAACTGCTCACGCCGTCACGCAAGGTTGTCCGCCGCAGCGGGCCAAGTTGATGCGCGGGTGTTCTTAGGATGAACCTGATCGCCTGCTAAAGAGCGGCGCGATCTTGTGGGTGGCTCCGGGGGCTGGGGTCGAACCAGCGACGTGCCGGTTAACAGCCGGGTGTTCTGCCTGCTGAACTACCCTGGAGTAGAAGCGCAGCGAGGAGGGGCCGCTTCTCAGCCCGAATCTCCTCGCTCGCAGCCGACGGTGGCGCAAGCTCTGCCAGACCGTCGAAGGGATACCGGTTTGACGCGCTACACGTTACTGCAGAAACTGGGTGAGTACCCATCCCATCATGTTACCCTGAAACACGCGAGTGAACTGCTTAACGACCGTGCCGTCGGTAGTGAGCTTGGTGCCGGGGTTGAGTCGGGCCAGGACCGCGCTGGTTCTCTCGGCCTTCGCATACATGATAGCGACCTGGTTGCCTGTAACAGTAACCTCTTTGTCGTCCACAGAAATATAGGAGGTGACTGAAGGAAGCGCGGGGAAGGTCAAGCTCGCTGCATGAGCATAAACCGGCGCAACGACTATTACACCACCGAGAAGTGCTCCTACCATAAGCAATGAGCGCATGACGATCTCCATTTTTAAGGGTTGCGTCTGAATTGCAGTTTAGGAACGAGAAAAGCATACGCTAGTTCCTGTGCTCGGCCAAGCCTGGGAGCGCTCTCGGTCAAATCAACCCCAGGCTGCATTCACTCCGTGCATTCGGGCTTGCGACCGGGATGACGCTCGGGTAGACGTCGACCCTCCGCTGTACCGCATGCTGGCGCTAGTGGATGAAATCTGATCCGTCATTGCGGTGATCAAAACACAACGTTCCAATCCCGCTTCATGCTCACGACGGTGATGCCGTAGTCCTGAGCCTTGTCGAGCGCCTCGGACAACGGGCTCAGCCGGAACTCTCGGTCGTAGGCTGCCTCCCGGTCTGCGTCGTCATGGTGGAGAAGCAACGCGAGCCGAGGCCCTGAGCCGGATTTCGTGTAACGCATCATTGCGAGATCGCCGTCGGAATTGCCGAATGTCAGTAGTGGTCTACGGCCGATATGCAGGCCGATGTTCAGCGCCTTCACTTCCCGATCGTCAAAGCTGTTGAGCTGCGGCAGCTTCACGAGCGAAACCCGGTTGTCTCTCAAATCGTAGCGCAGTTTCACGCTGGAACCGATCACCTGCTCTCGTGGGATGCCGTAAGCTTCCTCCGCGAACGCGCGCATGAAGTCCACACCGCCTGCCGACACGATATAGGTCTTGAAGCCGTTCTCCCGTAAGTATGCGAGCAGCTCGACCTGCGGCCGATAGGTGCATTCCTTGAACAGCCGGCCGAACTTGGGATGCCTCGCCGTCGCTAACCATCCGCTTGCAGCTTGCTCAAAGTCCTCATCGGTTATGCCAGCATGGGTCGCGAAAGCCAGTTCGAACAGCGCCTGTTTGCCGAGTCCAAAAAGCGTACTGTAGTCGTGTTCGACCACGGCCTTGAACGGTTGACGCTCGCTCATTGTCGGGTCCTTGCCCGACAACTGCTTCACGCGGTCAAAGGCGAAAAAGAACTGTGTCTGAAGCGGCTGCTCGCACAAGAGTGTCCCGTCGTTGTCGAACGTGGCAATGCGCCCGGCTGGCGGCACGAATTCGGTGCCTCTTTGCTTTGTCACACGCGCGACAAAGTCGAGGATCGCGGATTTCGCCGCGCTGTCGTTCCAGGAGGGAAGCGACTGACCATCCGCCATTGATGCCTCCAGCCCAGAGGTGGCTCCAAGCCTCCACAAAAACTAGTTTGACAACCAAGTCAAGAAGCCGCGAGAATTCAATTCACGATGTCGACGATCCCCGCGATGATGGCGAGGACCTTGGTCATTAGACCTTCTTCTTCGACAGGAAGGAGATGACCACCGACACTGGCTTGGCCAGCTTGTCATAGATGCGGTCATCCTCTTCGTTCTTGGTGAAGTGCGCCACGGCACCGAAGAGGGCGTAGGCCGCGCTGATGATGGCGGCGATGGCCGGGCCGTTGTCGATGACGTAGTTGAAGATGTCGCTCATGATGTCCTTCTAGAAAGTTAGAAGACGTCAGAGCGCATCACCTTCTGCTCGACGTCCTTCGTGTAGGCGGGGTCCTTGCCGTAGCGAGGATCGCTCATGGCGGCAGTGACTTCATTGCGCGAACGGAAGACGTCCGCAGTGGGGGCCTTGCCGCCACCGATGGTGACGCGAGGCTCATGGCCGTTGGCCGCGTCGAAGCGCGCCTTGAGGCCGGTGACCGCCAAGCTGACGGCAGCCTTGTCGCCCTTGTCCATGATGGCGTTGTAGGCCTCCAGTTCGGACCTGGAGATGTTCTGAACGGCCCATTCGCCGAGGGCCTTGTAGCCCTGCTCGCCGCCAGCGATGGACATCACTGAGGCGATCTCGCCAGCCTGGAACTCACTGCCAGCGGCAGCGGCCTGCTGGCCACGGATGTAAGTGTCAACGACTTCCTTCGAGAAGCCTGCTTTCGCCAGCGCCTCGTAGCTGCCATCGGACAGCTTGCCGTCCTTCGCGAACTCGTCGCTGAAGGCCTTGACGTCCACGCCAGCGACCATGAGCTGCTGGACGACAGCGGCTTCAGTGGCCTGCTGCTCGGGCGTCTTCTCGGGCGCTGGAGACTGGGTGTTGTCCCCCGATTCAACGGGCTTGGGTCCACCCAGCTTCTTCTCCAGTTCACCGTAGGCCGCGACGATCTTCGCGACGTCGGGCTTGCCGTCCGTCATGAACTTCTCGGGGACCGAAGGGGTCTCAGGTGCCGGGGCGGGCGCGGGTGCGTCAGGGCCGGTAACTTCGGCCGGGATGACGACGCTCTCGACTGCCATTAGAAGTCCTCCACGATGGTGCCGTCAGGGAGCTTGCTTACGCTCTTGGGCTTCGCCGCTTCCACGGCACCTTGCGGGGCCTTGCCCTTCACGGGCGAGACGGCGTTCGGGTTCTTCGCGTTGTCCTCGACGATGGTGCCATCTGGCAGCATGGTCTGGTGGGGCAGAAGCGCGGGGGCCTCTGCCTTATCCTTGGCCATTCGGGATCACTTGTCCTTGGTTTGGTTGCGCTAATTGTTTCGCAGCCGCGAGTACCGCCGCCTTGGCAACGTTGGAGATAGTGCCTCCAGCGTGGTCGACGATCTTCGGGCCAATCTGTTGCTGCATCGCATCCTGCTGGGCCTGCTGCTGTTCGGCAGCAATCTGTTCGGGCTTCTTGACGAGGCCTTCGGGGTCGATCCCGTCAGCGGTCGCAAGACGCTCCAGCAGGTTGGACATATCGATGTACTGCCCGACCACCTGGGGGCCACCAAGCTGCGCTACCGTGCCGACGAAGGCGACCAGCTTGTTGCGATCCTCGCCTCGGCCTAGGGCCTCGACGCCGGTCACGATGCTGATCTTCACCTTGTCCTTGGGTAGCCTCGGGAGCCGCCTCGCCTGCTCCATGAGAGCCATGCGGCGGTTCAGGTAGGGGAGTTGGAGTTCCTTCGAGAGGACTCCGTAGACGCCTCCGAGGGAGGTGTCGAGTTCCTGTGACATGAACCGAATCTCTTCGGCAGTCACGCGCTCACCATTGCGCTGAATGGCGGTGTTGAGCAGGAAGGCGAAGGCGAGCCGTGCCTCGATGGCCGACGCAGTCTCCTGCGTGACCTTGAGGTCGGGATACTTCTGCATCTGGAGGACCGTGACGTCCTCCGCGTTGCCTTCGCGGACTGCGCCGTTGGGCGCGTTCTGGATGGTCTTGAGCCGAGTGGTCGAACCTGGCTTCACGAAGATCAGGAGCCTTGCCATCGCGGCCGAAGCCTCAACGATGGACTGCGAGAGGGACTCCAGCGACTTTAGGTCGCCGAGGTACTCCTCGATGTAGCTGCGGCCCCAGTCCTCGCCGTCGATGCGGATCATCCGCAGGGCGATGTAGGGGGAGCGATCTTCGGGCCAGGAGCCATCGGAGCCGGCGATGCGGATGCCGTTGATCTCCTGGTAGGCCTTGTACATGCCGTTGTCGAGGCAGACGTGCGTGTAGACCGCGACGTTCTTCTCGGCCGACTGGAGGCCTGCTCCAGCGGTGCCCTTGTTGATCTGGGCCTGCACCTCGGGGGCCAACTCCGTGGGAGCGACCATCTCCTTGGTGACGACTTCTAGGACCTTGCCGGTGCCGTCACGCTTGACGACGTAGCGCTCCATGGGGAACAGCCGGGCGCCGTCCTTCGCGATGTAGAGAAGGGCGTTGCCAGCTACGACCAAGTGCTTGAGGACCTCTGCGACGACGTTGCGGTCGTCACTGCCCATCACCTCTTCCTGCACGGCCTTCTCGATCTTGCCGAGGGCCTGCTCGATGTCCGCCTTGATCTGCGGGTCGGACTGCGCCAACTCGTCCTCCACGAAGCTGGAGACCAGCAAGCGGAAGAAGGGCGAGTTCGGCGGGAAGAGCGTCAGCAACAGCTTCGCGGCGAGGTTGTTCACGCCACGGGCGCCGATGGACTGGAACGGCTGGTAGAGCTTCGAGGTAGCGTTGAAGCCCAGCGGCGGGACCAGTGCCGGGATGGTGTAGAGGGAGCAGTCGCGCGCCCTGATGAGGTAGGGTTCGCGGAGGGTCTCAAGGACGTGGTAGCGGCCTGCGGCGGCTCCCTGCGACTCGTTGGGCGCAGGGGTAGTGTCCATGTTATCCGACCGGGGCGTTCACGCCGTTGCCCGAGGGCTGGGCGACGTTGAGGTTGATGCGGAGGCCGGATGCGCCCATGCGCTTCGCCTTCAGCGTGTTCTGCTCACCACTGGTGGGCTGCGTCACGGGGGCCATCGGAGTGGCCTCGGGCGGGGGCGTCGGGTAAATCTTGGGCTGCGGCGTAGGAGCCGGAATAGAGGGGCCACCAATACACATTGCGGTTACCTTTAGGATGCGAGGATGTTCTCCTGCTGCTCCTCCATGAGGAAGCGCAGGTGCCTCACGACATAAGCCTGCCCGGCCCGGAACCAGACCTCGCGCTCTGGCCACCCCAGGTCCGCAGACTTGTCGGGGAAGACGTGTTCGAGGTAGGCGATCAACTCGGAGGTGATCGGGGGGCACTTCGGGGGCGCGTCGTGGGCCATGAAGGGGTCCTTTGAGGGCACCCGCAGGCGCCTTGTTGGTACATTGATGGGGGGTGGTTGCGAAAAAAGCAGGGGGTTTTTGAGTTAACCCCCTGTTTGATCAGGTCATTCTCTGGTGATTTTCTGGACGCCACAGAAGGCGTTGGCGAGGGCGGCTGCCTCGGTGCCCTGCTCGACCCAGGCCGGGTTCCAGAAGGCCTTCTCGATGATGCGCTCGGCGATCTTCCTGGCGTCGGTGATGTCGTTCGGGGAGCCAGTCAGATAGCCCAGCCGCGCGAGTATCTTCACGACCTCCTTCGCGGCGATCGCAGCCGGGTTCGGCATCACTTCTTCTCCGGGTAGACGTAGTTGACGAAGTTGCTGCAATCAGCCGGGTTCCTGTTCTCGGCCTTGCACGCGCACCAGCCGACCTTGCTCTTGCAGACCCAGCCGATCTTGCCGACGCCCTGGCGAACCACGGCGGGCACGGTGACGACGTCGAAGTCAGTCGGGGCACTCGCGACGATGTCAGCGTCCTCCTTCGGGGACACCGGGATGTCCTTCTCGGCCTCGCGGTTGGCCTTCTCGATCTCCCGGCAGATGGCTGCTGGCCCCATCGGGACGGCGTGCCGGCGCAGAGGGGACTTGTCGTCGATAGGCTCCCCGCTGCCGATCTCGTAGGACCGGCCCTCGGCCACCTTCTTCAACTCCTCGACTGGGTTGGGCTTTGTCAGGCTGTCGAGCTTCCCGGTCTGGGCCTGCTCGATCAGGATGTCGATGTAGCGCTTCGCCTTCTGGAGGTCCTCGATGCCGTTCTTGAAACGCCACCGCATGATGTACTTGATGACGTTCCCCTCGCAGAAGGGGACCTCGTTCTCGATGATGAAGGTCGTCGGCTCCAGCTTCCAGCGGGTGTAGTGAGAAGGACGGGTGACGTTATCGCTCATGCTTGCTCCGTAGGTGGGGTCCAGAGGATGGGCCGCTTGGCCTTGAAGTCGTAGTCGGTGACGCGCAGGATGCGAGCCACGCGGGCTTGGGTCAGGGCTTCGGCCTCTGAGAGACCGGCCTTCTCGTAGGTCGCGACAACGTCGGGCCAGTAGCTTCCGCCCAGGTTCTCGCTCAGTGCCAGGATTTGACTGGCTCGTTTCGGGCCGATGCCAGGGCAGCCGCTGTAGCCGTCAACGGTGTCCCCGGTCAGGGTCTGCAACATGTGGAAGCGGTCGGCCTCGGCGGGGGTCACCTCGAAGACACCTTCGTCTCGCTTGTCGGTGTTGAGGTGCAGCCCCGGAATCGTCTTCATGTCCTTGTCGATGGAGACGACGATCTTGCGGCCCTCGATGATCTTCTCGCTGGTGGCGAGGATGCCGAGGACGTCGTCACCTTCGAGGGTCGGACGCTCGTAGACCTTGTAGGTGTCTCGCAGGTGCTGCCGCAGCTCGGGCAGAAGGATGGGCTTGCGGGTCTTGATCCGCTGGTGCTTGTAGGTCGGCAGTATCTCCTTGCGGAAGTTGCTGGCGTTGTCGGTGAGAGCGACGACGAGATGACTGTGCATGGCGCGCACGTCGGCAATCCATTCCTCCATGCGCTCCTTCGCTTCGTCTGCGAAGGCGTGCAAGGTCCAGATGTCCTCGTCAGTGTCTCCCCAGTGGATGGGCTTCTCGGCGGCGCTGGCGAACTTGTACGCGACCACGTCGCCGTTGAGCAGAAGCGTGGTCAACGGCAGCCCTCCGCGCACCAGCGCAGGAACCGCCACCAGCGGTGTGGCAGGATCATTCTTCCTCGTACTCCTCGTCGATGTTTGCGGTGAACCCGATGGGGCGCTTCTTGATCCGGCGGCGCTTCGTCCACTCACGGAGTTGACTGACGCTGCCGACTGGTGGGCAGACAGAGGCGTGCCAGAGATCGTCGGGGTCGATCCCTGGCTCCTCCTCGAAGGCGTGTCGCTTCACACCACGGGTCCTTGCATGTTGATTGCGGAGCACTGGATCATCCACACGATCTCCACTCCGTCGTTGTTGGCGTGGAAGTCGTCGATGAACTTCGCGGGGTCCTTGCGGGTGCGGATCAGGAAGGAGCGGATTTCTCCGCTCTCCCCCTTGAGCTTGATGTGGCCCGTGTAGGTCTTCATTTGTGGTCTCGCTGGACGTACTCGATGATCCGCTTGGCCTCCTCGACGGTCATGGCGAACCACTCCCGGTCGAAGAGCCACGCCTCCATGAGGTCGTGCGTTGCTGCTTCGGCGGCGTAGCGGTCCTCGAAGTAGACCGTGGAGACGACCGTGAGGTCGGCCATGCAGTTGAAGGTCTGGGGGCTTCTGATCCGCTGGTAGGGGTCCATCGCGTGTCCGACCTTCACCAGTCGATGGTCTTCTCCGAGGCCGAGGATGTGGCGGCTGCCGACTTCGTTGATGAGGCTCGTCACGATGTAGAGGTGGCCCCTCCGGTCGATCACCTTATTGTCCTTCTTCGCCTGCTTGGCGCGTTCCGCCTTGATCTCCTCGCGGATGCGAGCGAGTTCGGGAGTTACGACGAGGACGGGTGACTTGATGAAGAAGAGCGGCGTGCGCTTGGCGACGGAGACTATGCCCGAGGTAATTCCGATCTCGCGCTGCTTGGCAATCTCTGCCCTTCGCGTGGATGCCGGAAGAGCGAGCCATCCCTTGCCGGCGACCTTCGTCTCACGGAGGCCCAGCCTTTTGGCTGCCGCCGCCTTAAGCCGGTCGAGTTCTTTGACCGCCTCCCTCTCGCACGAATAGCACCTCCACACACTCTTGTTGATGCGCGCTCGGCTGGTGTTAACTCCGGGGATCAATGTCTCCTGGCAGTCGGAGCACTTAGTGGGTCTCTGCCCAGTTGCGTCCAGGCTTGGCTTCACCGGCGAGAGGGCACCGGAACCCGAGTTGTTCTCCAGCTTGCCTGATGCTGTCAGCAGCAAGGGGAGCATATGTTGAGACGAGATCGTCTCGGACAATCGCTTGAACCTCATCGTGGATGTTGAGAACGAAGGCGTACTCACGGCCGAAGACCCATCCGCGAGCGGTGAGGTCCTGGTAGAGGACGACGAGCGCCTTCTTCATTGCGATGGCGCCTGCTGATTGGAGCAACGTGTTCAGTGCTGCATGCTTGTGCCTGACGTTTAGGCGACCTCCGTCGATTGCGTTGATGCTCCCGCGCTTCTCCACCGCATCCGCGACTGCTTCGCGGAGACGCTTGAGAGCGGGGGTCTTCTTGAGAAAGCGATCCTTGGTGATCGCCCCCTTGACGATGGTGGCGATGTCGATGGCGACGTAGTCCCTGCCCTGCCGTTGCAGCATGGCGACGGCCTTCTTGGCCTTGGGGTGTTCGCGGAGCGCCTTCACTTCCTCGTCAGTGACGCCGATGGTGACGCCGATCTTTTCGTCGCCGGCCCCGTAGAGGAAGGCGTAGATGAAGGTCTTCGCGACGTCGCGGCCCTTCGCGGTCTTGCCGAAGATGATGTAGACCGTCTTCGGCTCCAGGCCGATGGCCACAGTGTTCAGGGTGTGAACATCCGTGCCGTCTTCCTGGCGCCCCTGGATGACCGCTGCGGCGTACTTGCCGTCGTCGTAGCGGTGCATGTAGTGAGCAAGGCAGCGAAGCTCCAAGCCGCTCGCATCGACGCCGACGAGCGTGTAGCCCGGCGGTGCGATGAACAGCGACCGACACTCCTCGCCATATGGGCTGCCCACGCGGGGGCACTGGGCGAGGTTCGGCGAGTTGTGCGTGCAGCGGCGCGTGACCGCACCGTTGGTGATGACGGCTCCGTGGATGCGCCCGTTCTTGACGAGCTTGAGCCACGCCGCGTCACCCTCGGCGAGTTGCCCGATCCGCTTCTGGATCAGGAAGTACTCCGCGAGCGGCTTCGCCTCGGGGAACGACAAGGACGAGAGTACGTCTTCGTCTACCTTCGGCTCGCCGGTCTCCGTGAACTCCTTCGGTTGCCACCCGTAGATGCGCTTGAATCGGTTCGCGATGTGCTTGCGCGAAGCTGGGTTGAACGCGACCAGCTTGACCTTCGTGAAGGGCGCACCTTCGGTGTAGCCCAGCTTGCTGTTGTCGCGCTTCGGCGTGGTCTCGCCTTTGCCGTCGCGTGTCCACCAGGGCTGGAAGATGGACTGCAAGTCGTTGAGCATGGTGGCGCGCTTGCCGGCCAGTTCAACGTAGAGCTTCTCCGCGGCAGGCACGTCGAAGTGGACGCCGTGTTCTTCCTGCATGGCGATGATGGTGGCGAAGTCGTGTTCGAGGTGGATCGCCTCCTCGGCGTAGTTCTTCTCGACGCACTTCAACCACAGAGCCTCGGTGACCTCGACGTCCTGCTCGCAGTAGTCCTGCATGGTCTGCGACCAGCGATCCCACGGGCCGGCGTAGTCACCCTTGTGGTTCTTCAAGCGCCGGCCCCAGGCTTCGAGGGTGTGCTTGCCGACCAGCCCCACGGGATACTCGGGGTGCTTACGGCGGTGCGCGAAGTCGGCGTTGGCGATCTCGGGCCAGAGCAGCCGCGAGAGCACCATGGTGTCCCGCACGACGCCCTGTGGGGTGAAGCAGGGGTAGACCTTCGCGAGGGCCTTGAGGTCGAACTTGATGACGTTGTGACCGACGATCAGGTCCGCGTACATCAGCAACCTCACCGCCCCCTCGACGGCCTTGCCGTGAGCGGAGATGACCTTGCCGGTGTCGAGGTCCTTGATGACCAGGGAGTGGACCGTCGTCAGTTGTTCGAGGAAGCCATCGGTCTCGCAGTCGAAGACGTAACGAGCCACTCCTGTTCTCCTTGTCAGATGAGCCGCAGCGGCATGGTGTTGCGGAGCGCGATCCGCTGCTGGATGAGGTCTTGAAGTTGGACGGCCTGCTCACGGGACGGACGCTTCGACTGCGCCTCGCGGAGATGCACGATGGCGTCACTGAGAGCGCGCAGCTTGTGCATCTTGGTGAGCAGTTCCAGGTCGCCCGCCAGCGGGATGTAGACGGCTGGGACCTGGGGCATTAGCGGCAGTCCGCCAGCCACGCGACGAGGAACAGCAGCAGAAAGACCGGGATGACCCCGATCAATCCGCCGAGGTCATGCACGGTCATCTGCCGACTCCTTGAAGGTCTTGTCCTGGCACTTCTGGCAGAGGCCGCTGATGCCAAACTCCACGGCCGACTTCACGCTGGTGAACACGCGCACCTTCGTGTCGTCCCCGCAGCCTGGGCACGGACGTGGATGCACGGCGCTGCTGTAGATCAGCCCCATGTGGTTCTCCTTGTGGTGGGGTTAGAAGGGCGAGTCGGTGTCCTGGGTCTCGTCCTCGAAGTCGGGCGAGGTCTCCTCCAGGCGTCCGGTGTCGCGGTCGTAGCGCAGGTAGGTCGCCTCGCCGGTCTCCCCGGAGAAGCGGTTCTTCAAGACGCGCACGGTTGTCAGGTGCGGGTTGTCGCCCTGTTGGTTTCGCTCCAGGCCGATGACCATGTCGCTCAGTTGCGAGATGGAGTGCGAGCCGCGAAGCTGGGACAGCGAGGTCTGTGCGCCGTCTTCATGCCCCTTGCCTTCGGGGCGCTTGAGGTGGCTCACCAGGATCAGCCCGATGCCGGTCTCCTCGACCAGCGTGCGGAGCATCGTCATGGTGTTGTCGATCAGGCGGCGTTCATCGCCTTCCCCAATACCGGAGACGACGATGGACAGATGGTCGAGCACGACCCAGCCAACACCGCAGCCCTTCGCTAGGTAGCGGATGCGGGAGAGCAGGTTCTCGATGTCGGTGGAGCCGAAGTGGTCGTAGAGGTAGAACCGCCCGGAGCCTACGGAGTGGTCGAAGGCGGACTTCATGTCGGCCTCGCTCACGCCCTGGCGCGATATGTGCAGCGGCTTGTTCAGCTCGATGCCCATGATGCCCAGCGCGGTGCGCTTGACGTTTTCTTCGAGGCCCAGGTAGCCGACTGCCTCGCCCTGGTTGTGGAGCCAGTAGGCGATCTCCCGGCAGACGGCTGACTTGCCGATGCCAGAGCCGGCGGTGAGCGTCACCAGTTCACCCTTGCGGATGCCATGGGTCATCTCGGAGAGGCCGTTCCACGGGTACGGGAACGACGCCGAGGTGTCTTCCTCGATCACCTTCTCCCACAGGTCGGAGCCGGCGATGATGCCGTCAGGCCGCACGACCTTGGCGCCCCACACCGCGTCGATGACTTCCTTGCCACGCCCCGCCTGGAGCATGTCGTTGGCGTCCTTCAACGGGAGCCGGGCGATCTTCGCCTTGCCAGGACTGAACAGGTCCGCGCAGTCGCGCGCAGCCTTCTGCCCAGACTCGTCCATGTCGAACATGAGGACGACGGTCTCGAACTTCTCCAGCCACTCCAGTGCCCGGCGCAGGGACTTCTTCGCCCCTTGAGCACCATTGGCGACGGACACCACGGGCCACTTGTTGCCCTGTAGCTGGGACACCGACATGGCGTCGATCTCGCCCTCGGTGACAACCACCATGCGCCCGCCGTCGCGCCACAGGTGCTGGCCGAAGAGCGGCTCGGCCTCCTTGGGCGCACCCAGGAAGACGAAGTCCTTGTTGGGGAAGCGCACCTTCTGCGCCACGATGGTCCCGTCCTCGCCATAGTACGGGGCGACCTGGACGGTCTTGCCGTTGAAGTCGGCCACGCGATAGCCGAAGTGCCGGCACGTCTCCTCGTTGATCTTGCGCTTGACGAGGTCGCGGATGTCACCGCCAGCGATCAGGCCTTCTGCCACGCGCTTACCTTTCTGTGATGGCGTTGATCCGTCGCCGTGCTCGTAGTGGCCGCAGCCGAAGCAGTAGCCGTGGCCGTCTGAGTAGCGACCGAGGTTGTCCCGCGAGCCACACTCGGGGCAGGGTTCGTGGGCGATGCAGGTGCTGTCGTCAGTCAAACCACGCCATCCATGTCAGCCAGACGAGGAAGGCAGCGCAGAAGACCCCGAAGCAGACGGTCCAGACGGTCATGCGATCCTCTGAAAAAAGAAGGGGCCACCCCCGCGAAGGGGCAGCCCCGTGATGGTTAGTCGAACAGCGTGCAGACGTAGGCGTCGATGCGCTTCTGCTCCTGGTACGCGATCTCGCTCCGGTCCAGGTAGAACTCACCGTAGTCCCGGCCCTTCGGGTCGGTCTTCATGCGGCACTCGACGGCGACGTCGTGCTGCGTGCGAAGGTCGGCGACACGCGCCGTGAGGTTCTGGATGTCGAGGCTGATGAAGGCCTCGAAGCGGGTGATGGTCTTGCCGGCCATCAGGTGTGCGAACAGGCGTTCGTTCTGCGTCATGATCACTCCTCGGTTGTTGAGGTTCCTAAAAAGGCTGCCACGTCGAATGACGGGCAGGTGGTCTTCGGGTCGAGGTCGCGGTGACCCACAACCTTCACTCCCGCGTACACGCGAGTCAGCGTGTCCAGGGCGACGTGCAAGGACTGCCACTGGTCGGACGTGAAGTTGTTCTCAGGGCTTCCGTCTGGGGCCGCTCCACCGATCAGGCAGACGCCGATGCTCCGCGCGTTGTATCCGCGGGCGTGAGCGCCGGGCGCGTCGATGGAGCGGCCCTCCTCCACTGCGCCAGACCGCCGGATGACATAGTGGTAGCCGCAGCCGAAGTAGCCTTGGGCGCGGTGCCGTCTGTCGATCTCGCGCACACCGATGTCCTCAGTGGCGGGGGTCTTGCTGCAATGGATCACGATGAACTCAGTTGACTTACGAGGCACGGGGCCTCGGCTCGTCGAGCCATGCTTGTGGTATGGACTTCTTCGCGTACTTGAAGCCGTGCTTCTCGCACCACATGGCGTAGGTGGTGCGCGACTGCTTCGAGATGCGGGCGTTGGGGTTGTCGAACACGAAGCGGATGTCGAGAGCGGGGTGCTGCGCCTTCATCAGCAGATGCTTCTGCCGGTCAGCGGTGACGAAGCGCCCCTTCGTCTCGACATAGATCCCGTTGTCCAAGAGGAGGAAGTCGGGCGTGTACTTGCTCTTACGCGCCGGCTTCTCGTAGTGGATCGCGAACGGCTCGAAGTCGAACGCCACGCCTTGCGCGCGAAGTTCGGCTCCGACCCGCTCCTCTAGTCCTGATCTCCAGCCTTCTTCGAGGCCGGCTTGTGCTTGTGTTCTGCGGTTAGAAGTCGCTCTCACCGCTGTCGTCACCAGCCGGGGTCTCGGCGGTGTTCTCGGAGTGGTCCGCGAAGGTCTCCTCGGCGGGGGCCTCGTCCTCCATGGAGTAGCCCTCCTCCTCGCCGAAGCCGTACTCGGCAGCGGACTTCTGACCGCCCGACCGAAGCTCGATCACCTGCGCCGCCTGCAGACGGAGCGAGATGCCAGCAGCACCAGCCGCAGCGTTGAAGTAGGGAGTGACCTCGAAGTTGATCTTGCCGACCGTGCCGCTCCAGATGGACGGAGCCTTCACGATCTCCTTGCCGTTGGCGTCGTACTTGCCAAGCTTGGCGCCCTTCGCGTCGAACAGCGCGGGCCGGCGCTTCCACTCCTTGCCGGTCTTCTTGCTGGTGCCAGAGGCGGTCATCTTGAAGTTGAACAGCAGGTTGCCCGTGGGCTTCTCGTCGCTGTCGTACTCCTCGGTGTAGTAGTCGTTCGCGGTGACCTGCTTCAGCTTGGCGCGCTGCGCGGGCTTCAGCTTGGCGAACTCCTCTTCGCCCTTCTCGACTGCCTTCTCATGCAGCGGATCGAGCTTCGCGATCAGCGGAGACGCCGCATCCTTCGAGAGGATCAGCTTCACGCTGTACTCGCCTTCGGACTTGAACTTGGTGTCCGCTTCGTTCAGGCGAGGGAACTGGAAGACGCCCTTCGGTGACGTGAAGGCGGGCGCCGGGATACGCTTCTCAGCCATGTGGCTCCTTGGTTCAGGATTGTCGGTTGCGTGCAGACGTGCACGCGTTCGGTCAAAGCTTGTAGAAACTGTGGGCGCCGATGATCGCGGTCGGCGTCTTGCCTACCGCCCACGACGTGGACGGCGCGATGCGCGTGACGCAGTAGTGGTTGGCACCGAAGGTCGTGTCGGGGACCTCGCGGGTCAGGACGTCGATGCAGATTTGCTTGATGGCCCGGTAGGCGGGGTCCGCTTCGATCTGCGGATCGAGCATCTTGCTGCGGTTCGGGTCGTTCGCGTTCCAGCAGGAGAACTGCCAGGGCGCGAGGCACACAGTGCGGATGGAGCTACCCCACCATGCGGGATGGTCGGCGCGGTTCTTGATCACCCAGGCGACCGCTACGCGGCCGGTGGTGTTCTCCCCACGCGCTTCTCCCCACACCGTCCGCGCCATGATGTCGGACGGCAGGAGTGTCGAGATGTCGATTGTCAGAGTGGCACCGTTGATTGAATGAGGTTGATGATGCAGGCGCCGACAGGGATGTAGTCGCTGTTCGGCAGGTGGAAGACGGTCAGGAACTGGTCATCGGTGAGCAGTCCCAGCGACCACCGCGCCAGGAACTCCGGGGACTTCGGATGGAGCTTGTCGATGGCGAGATGGGAGCAAGTCTGGAAGGCATCGACGACGTCGTGCCAGGACTGCCAGGAATCGAATGCCGATGAGCCGGTCTCGAAGCCGACTCGGTTGAACACGGGTTAGCTGGGGAACCAGGAGCGGATGTCGTCCTCCTCGTCCTCCACGATCTCGACCGGGTACTCCACACCCTCGATGATCTCGCCCTCGTCCTCGGAGACGAGCACGTCGAGGGCAGCCATCAGTTCGATGGCGCGCTTCCGGTCGAGCACGAAGTAGGTATCGTTGTCGGTCTCGATGGTGAAGTTGCCGGCGATGTCGGCACCGCGAACGGTCACGGTGACCTCTCCGGGGCTGGTGCCGTCGTCCGTGTCGGGCTGGTAGATCGTGATGCTGCTCACGCAAGCTCCTTGCTGACGTACTCCTGCATGGCAGCGAAGGCGGGGTGCTTCCCGTCCTCGCTGTTCATGAGGTTCTTGGTTGCGGTGAAGACGTCATGCGCCGGGATGCGCCAGTGCTCCGCGAGCACCAGGAAGAGCGCGGCTGCGCCCATCAGTTGCTCATGCGGCTGGAACACCTGGAGCTGGTCGACGACAGTCATGCCTGCCTGCGCCACGCGGCGAGGCGAGGCGCTGTTGATGAGATCGCGGTTCACTTGGTCCTCTTGCTGTTGCGACGGTTGAACGCCTTGAGGACCGCCTCGCGGATCACCTTCCGGTGCAGCCGCAGCGGGATGTCGTCGCTGCTCGGGCGGTTCATGTCGTAGGAGACCCCGTTGAGGGTGACCGTGTGCGAGCCGGCGGCGTAGCGGATGGTGAGCATGGGCAAACCTCCAAGGCGTTTTGCTATGGGATGATGGGGGGTGGTTCGTGGACGTGTGCAGAAAGTGCACGGATTTAGGCAAAGAAGTAGCGGCTAGTGAGTACGGCCTCGATGTCCAGGCAGCCCCGCGCCGGGATCGGCGGGAGCTTCGCCTCGGGGAAGGCTTCAAGCATGGCGTCCTGAAAACCAACGAGAGGATCAGTCTCCTTGTAGATGTCCACGAAGGCCCTCCGCAGGAGCGCTGCGGACAGAGCGGTGTCAGCGGCGAGCGTGCCGAAGCTGTCGTGGACGAGACTGAAGTGGCGGATGCCCTGCTCCTGGGCCATGACGACGTAGCCCATGAGAGCGCAGGCGTCGAGGGAGTGGACGAAGTTAGGTGCCACCCCGTTCCGCTGGCGTACTTTGTCGATAACCTCCTTATCCTCGGAGACGGTGATGCGAACCCGCACCCCACCGAGGGCAGTCTCCAGGCGCTTGCTCTCCCGCTCCTGGTAGACCTGCATCACGGGGAAGCCGAGAGGCGTCGTCCAGAGCAGCGGGATGTTCTCCTTCGAGGCAACCGTGGCGGTCTTCTGCAACCACGCCATGGCCTGCTTGGCAGCCACCACGACCTCCCCGATGGCGGACCAGACGATGGGCGCCAGGAAGATCGCGGCCTTGAAGGTGGCACCGCTCGGCCAGGGCGAGTTCCCGGTCGAGACGATGTAGTCGAAGATGTACTCCCGGCAGGACTGCAAGGTGCCCCCATAGGGCAGCACCATGACGGGCCTCTTCGTCACCTTGCGGGTGACGCCATAGACCAGCCACTGCTGGGCCATCTCTTCGCCGGGCATGGCCTTGAGCTTCTCCACCACCACGTCGGCCACCCTCTGGTAGATGTCCTCGGGCAAGTCGCCGGGGACGAGGTTGACCGCCTTGCCCCCGACAGTATCGCGGAGCATGGCCGAGAAGTGTTGCAGCCCGTTGCAGCTACCGTCCAACTGGACCGGCAGCGTGGAGACGAACTTGCCGTAGCCCTCGTCGCAGAGCTTCGTCCACTCGAAGCAGAACGCGAGGAATTGCCAGGGGTTCTCCGCGTCGGACCAGAAGGTGTTCGCCAGGGGGTCGGCAGCGACCGCGAAGATTTCGGTCTCATGCTCCTCGACCCACGCCACGCGGTCGTTGAAGGCGACCTTGTCGATGCCGAAGCAGTTGGCTCCGTGGATGGCGAGCCACGATGCCTGCTCGGGCGTGTCGATGGTCTTACCCTCGGCGAAGGTCAGCAGACCACGGGACCAGTCCGGCCCCTGCGGGTTCAGCAGCGGAGGCACGGCGTAGACCCGGCCACGGAAGTCGAGTTGGACCGGGAAGAAGAACTCCGGGTAGCCGGCGAACTTCTCCGCGAGCCAGATCACCTTCGCGAACTGGAGCCGCTTGCTCCGCATCTTGGCGTTGCGCTCGTAGACCTGGGCAGCGGTTCGCTTCCAGTGCGCCAGCACGCCCTCCTCCTCCAGGCAGGCGTGGTTCTTGGCCTTGACGTTGATCCTGCCATTGCACTTCGGGCAGGCCGGCAGGGGTGCGTCATCGACGCTGGGCAGGTCACCGAGGGGCAGGTGGTGCGCCCACACCTCACGCATCACGCTCATGACCTGGGTGTTGATCCGCCAAGGCGTCTCCTGAATGGCGTTGACCGCCTTGTAGACCAGGGGCATGTCCTCGACGCGGTTGTCCATCTCCTCCATGTAGCCGCGCTTGGCGCCCTTCACCAAGGGCAGCATGCGGACGTAGCGGGTGTGGTAGCCGCCCCCGAAGGCGCCCTCCCAAGGCTTCGGCGGGATGATGGTGGGCAGGAACATGGGGCAGAGGAGTTCCTTGCGGGCGCTGTCGCCGTTGATCCAGGTGATGATCTCCGGGGACGCGCGCAGCATGGTCTCCTTGGTCCTGCCGATGACCCGGTACTCGTACTCGACCATCTCCGTCTCCTTGATGAAGACGTCGATGAGGGTCATCCCCATGAGGGCCTTGTCGCGAGCGGCCCAGCCGTCCCACTCCATGCCCTGATTGTTCATCGTGACCTGCATGATCTTGCGCTGCCAGCGCTCGTTGCTGGTGCGCTTGCGGAGGGCACGCTTGGTGGCGTGGAACAGGACGCCGTTCTGCTCCTCGAAGAAGCGGAACCGCCGCTCGTCCTCCAGGGCCTGCCCGATCATGGACGCGATCCGGTTGACGGCAAGCTCGGAGGTGATGCCGTCGATCATGACCCGCCCAGCGATCAGGGCGACCATGTCAGGGTCCATGCCCTGGAGCAGGCGGCACATCACAGTGCGCCCGTGGTCGCCTCTCCCCTCGGGGTTGAGCAGGGCGTCGATGCGGTCGGAGACCTTCGGGATCGCCCCCTTAAGCAGGCTCTGCCCGTAGGTGGTGTTGGCCTCGCGCCGGCCAGCCTTCGCGGCCTCGACGTTGCGGCGGAAGGCGGTCGCTCCGAGGCCCCGCATCTCGGCTTCGAGGGCTTCTTGCTGTTCGATCAT